GCTAAAGGTCTCGTAATACTCTCTTCCAAGTAAATAAGCTTCACGAAAAGCACCATCTGTATAAGCACCCCATTGGGCCTCAAAAGATAAGGGACTTTCGTTAGGCTTCTTCACAAAATGAAATTTCTTTAGAATTGAGTCTTCCTCAATCGGAGCTACTATAGTAGCAAGCTCCTCATGATATTGGAATCCTCTTTTCAAAAAAGAAATCTGAGACAATGGAAGATATGGAACGGATTTGGCATCTTTATCGGCCATAGTATATCCAATACCAATCTTCTCGAACTCTGCCAAACAAGCAGAATGATTAAACCAACCACAATCTTTTCTAACTCCCATTGCATTATCATCTCCATAAGTACCAAGTGTCACATTTTCGCAAAAGCGACGTGCCACCTTTCTGTTGAGCGCATAATAAACATAGCGCATCATAATGGAATTGCAAATAGAATTCAGTTGGACCGTGATGAGATTACCTGATGGATTACCGTTCGCAAAACGGTACAAATCTCCATCAAAAAGGATATTGGGAATGATGATATCAGATAGAGCTCCTTTTAGTAGCTCCAAATCTTTTTCATTCAAACCCATTTCCTCGTACCAACTAACCATGATTTTCGCAGCACTAGATGTAATCTGTGCTGCCATGCGGGTATCAAAGCCGGAAAAATCTCCAGCAATCATGTGTTGGTCGCCAAACTTGGTAAGAAATTTCTCAAATTCTTGCCATTCGCCTGACATTGGATTAACCCCGACAAGACACTCAGTTTCTCGCCAGAATTTTCTCATGAAAATAGGAATTCCACCCAGAACCTTTCTTGATGCTACAAAATTTGCAAAAGGACTGCCATAAAACTTTCTAACCTTATCTCGAGCTTTCTTGATAGGTAAAAGTTCATTGACCTTACTACTAGCCTTGTAAATTGGTTCAGATCGAGTTCCATTTCTCCAACATTCTTCTGTCCTATCAATCTCTGATTGGACATCAAATGTGTCGGAAAATTCACGAGGAATTTGAGTGAGAGACTCATCCATAGGATCTCTCACTAAACAATGTTTCTTGCTTTTGTCAATGGTAACCAGCAGAAGTAGCATTAGGTAGGCCACATAAATTTCCATCATGTGTGCCATCCATAGCTTCTTCCTGAGAATACATGCGAAGTACATCTCGCAATTCTTCTTTATTGGTACGAATACATTCCAGAGTTTGATCTCTATAATCATTGACCGCCTTCTCTAGAATAGCATGTTCGTAATGTTGTACGGGATCATGTAACTTATTCAAAGTTTTCATTGATTTAGCAATATCATTGGGTTTTGTTGGTGGAATATGCTTGCATTCTCCCAAAATCTCTTTAACTCCCCTGAAAGGAGTAGGAATGTAGGGTGATCGAGCATTACTCGCCAACTCTTGGCCACACTTTTTCACTTTCCCCATGAAAGTGACA